AATTTAATTGATGTGTTAGAACAGCTAGTTGATGGTGTAATGGCTGGAATGGCAAGAAGCGGAAAATATCGCAAAGAAGTCCCAGATGCTAAAATTTTATTGAAAGCATACGAAAATACAGCGAAATTTTTATTAGATAATCTTGAAGTAAAATAACCCCACAATGGTATAAATAAAACGAATAATTTTTAAAAAAAGATAAAATGACTTGTGTAAAATGTGGCAAAAAAGCTAAAGATGGTTTTAGCATTGACCTTGATATTAAACCAGTTCTTTTTTGTGAAGATTGCAAGGAAGATGTAAAACTTGCTATGATAATGATTATGCAAGGAACTCCAGAAATGTGTTTAGACTTTACTAAAAATTGGGAAAGACCTTTTAAATTTAATAAAAGAATAAAAAAGGAGTGAATAATGAAAAAACTACTAAAAGAGTATCAGAAAGATTTAGAAGAGATTAGTAAAGTGTGTATAAAGTGTAAAAAATTACAGGAGGAAAACAATGAGTTCTTTTGTTCACGATGTTTAGAAGTGAAAAGAAAATGGATGACTAAGTTAATTAAATAGTTTGGCGGAACTATAAACCGCCCTTATTTTAAAAATCAAATCAAATGAAACATATCTGTATCAGAACACCAAAAGAAATACTATTATTGTCAATCATTGCGATACCTGTTTTTTGTATGTATATAAGTTTAATTCAACTAAAAAGTATTGACAGTAGCCGAATTAGACAAAGAATTAAACCTCAAATTGGGGTTAAAGCAGTTAAAATTTATGCCGAATAATTTTATAGAACAATGGAAAGAGGAAAATAAAAAGTCATTTCGTCATCCTGATTATTATTATGGAAGAAGAGTATTTATTTGGTTTATGACTATTATTAGTATAGTAGCTATTATTGGACTTGTTTTAGTTAGTTTGTATAATTAAAATAATTTTTTATTAGCTTTAAAATATTATTTTAGATTATTTAAAGACCGTTTTTTATTCACTTGTGCTTTATCCCACTTTACTTTTAGTTGGGATTTGGTTTCCCCAATAAATTGACCTTCATCTCCATTAAGCCACGCTACATCATCAACATTTACCTTCCTACTATAAACATTATTCCCACCAGCATAATCTGTGGCATTCATCTTTGACGGGCTAACAAACTGTGAAGATGGATTATTAAGTTCCTTTGAGCTATAAATGGTTATTTTTCCATTATCTAATGCTTGTTGTGCTTTTTGCTTATTAAAATCTGGATAAGAAAAAGACTCTGGATCATCAATAGCTTCTCTAAATGTTTTAATGTCTTTTACAGTTCTTATTCCAGTATGATAATCATCTGTCATCGGATTAGACTTGTTTATCATATCAATTTGTTTTACTTTCACCCACTCATCAAAACTCTTACCTTCTGCTTTGGCTTTTTGGATTGAGGTGGTGAGAGGGTCGGTTTTTACTGTTTTTGGTGATAAAGACCGTGTAGTAAATTTTGGGGATAAAGTTCTTGACAAATTTTTGTTTTTTGGTATAATAGAAGATATGTTTTTATCAATTTTTGTAGTAATAGCAGTTGTGGTATCTTTATGGATTTGGGAATAAATATTCTTAGAAGTATTATTTTTACCACCAATAGCTCTATCAATAAAACTTTTTAAAGGTGGAAATTTTGATATTAAGGTTTCTTTTTCTTTAGTAGAAGCATTGTAAAGCCATTTAGCAAAACGGGTTTTAAAAGCTGGAGAAGATAAAACTTTATCTGCTCCGATACTTGTTATACCTGCTAAAATACCTGATAAACCACCAGTAAATATTGAAGCAATAGCACCCATACCTATTCCTATTTTTCCAGGTAAATTTATTAAATTTTGACGAGATTGAAGTTTATCTCTATATTCCATTACTTTTTTAGCAGTAATTAAATCAGACATTCCTTCACTAATTTCTTTAAAATCATAACCGTGTTTTTTACCAGCTTCTATAAATTTTTCTTTTAATATTCCATATACTTTACCGATAGATTTATTAGACACTGTATCTTCACTGACATTACCTGTCCATTTTCTCATTTCACCAACAATTTGTTTTAACTCTAAAACCTCTTGTGGATTTAGTTTAGTTAAGTTTTTTATTCCTGATGATATTATTTCTTCTTTTCCTGTTAGTTCATTAACACCGTAAGAAAGATTTTCTGTAATAGCTTTTTTATTTTCAATTAAACGATTAATTAAAGTTTTTTCATTCTTTTTTGCTGCATCTTGTATGGCTTTATTAAAAATATTATTAATTTCTTTATTAACACTAATTTTTTCAGATAATAAATTTTTATCTTTTAAATTTACATTCATTTCATCTTTAAGAGTTTTTAACGATTTATTAGTATTTTTCATTCCTTGTTCAAAATTATTAAATGGTTCTACATATTTTAATAATCCTCTTGAAGGATTTTTTTCATAAGATAAATCTTTCATTAAAGGTTTAATCATTGAATTTATTATTTTTTCTGCTACTTTTGGTGTAGATTTTTTAATACCTTGTCCGACTATTTTAAGTCCAGTGCCGACTACAGGAAATGCTCCACCTAATAAAGCTGCTCTTTTTGCTTCATCTCCAATTTCACCTTGTTGTAATGCAGTTTGTCCCCCAAATAATCCAGCTTCAGTTAAAGACCTACCAGCTAATCCTGCAACTTTTGCTAATTTAGGAGTTCCAGCTAATGTTCTTGCTCCCTGAATTGCTTTACCAACTTTAAGTGATGTAGCCCCTGGCACTAAAAATTCACCAACTTGCTCTACTCCAAATCCTATTTTTTGGGCGGTGTTTGTAGGTTTTAGTTTCTCTTGTAATCCTAAACTTTCTGCTCCAGTTGGACTTTTCGCAAATCCTAATTTTTCTTCCATTGATTTTGGTGTAATTATTCTGCCAATTCCTTTTAAAGTTTTCTCGCCTAAAGATGACGCACCAGCTAAGGTTGACCCAGCTCCCTTTGCTACTCCTAAAGACATTTGTGGAACAAAACTACTAACTTTTTGTAAAGTTGATTGTTCTGGTTTTTTAGTTGTTTCAACAGTAATTTTACTTTGATATTCAGGATATTTTTCAAGTATTTTATTCGCCAAAACAGTATCATCAATATTATTATACTGAGGATATTTTTGTTTAATTGTTTGTCCTAATTCTTGTAAATTCATATTTTTAAATTCCTAAATTAAGCGGGTCATTATTTATACCAAGTCCAAGCGGGTCATTATCTTCTCCCCCCTTAAATTCCGCCCTATATTTTTCAGGGTTAGCAATAGACATTTGTAATTCATTTTCTTTATCTTTAATAAACTGTTCAAAACTTTGAGCCTCTTTTTGTCCATAAAGTGAAATTCTATTATCCATACTTATTAAAGTATTCTTATCAAGTGAAGGTAAGCCATATAAAGACCTGCGAGAATTTGTTTGTCCTAAAAGCATATTCTGAAATGATTTTATTTTTTCAATAGCATTAAATGGATTGTCTTTAACAGTTGGAATTAAATCATCTAAAAACTTAAGTTCAGCTTCTGTTACATTTGAACCTGCCATTTTTAATCTCCACTCACTAATCAAACCTGTTAAATCACTACTTAAAGATTGAAAATTTTTATCAGCTACAAATTTCTTTTTTAATTTTTCATAATTACCAGATATAATACCTAATTTATTAAGATTTGTTTGAATTTTATCAATTGTTTTTTCTCCAAAATTAAAAGCAAAATTAGTGGCAGCTTCATTATCTTTAGCTTCTGTATCACCTTGTTCAGCAAAAATCATTTTCTCAACTTTATTGATTGCTCCAGAAATATTATCACTATTTATTAACCGAGCTAAACCAATCATATCAAATCCAGATAATCCATCTTCACCAGTATTTTGTAATAATATATCTTTTAAAACATTAGCAATGTCTTGATTTTTTTCTATGCGATAACCAAGAACATCGTCAATAATCTCATATTCACTTTTGCCTTGTTTATTTCCTTCCGTAACAAAACCTTCAACTCTTTCACTCTCTTTATCAGATATACGAGTTCCATAAATACTTTTACCTAAACGAGCAGTTAATATTGACATTACATATTTATCAGTATTATCACCTTCCTCCCAACCTTCTCGTTGTGTCATTTTTTCAATTAAAGTATTCAATTCATTATCATTCATACTTCCAGTTGTTTTATCTGTAAATTCAGGAGCCACATCAGCACCATATCCATTACCGCTCCATCTTCTCATAGCTTGTTCAAGTGGTAAATCACGATAAGAAGCACTTTTTAATAAATCGCGCGCTGCTTGTAATCCAACTTCAACAGAAGGAAAATTGGCAAAAACACCACCATCTGTTGCTTCAGTTCCAGCAACCGCACCATATTTTGAAGAAAAATCACCAAATTTTATATTAAGTGGGTTATTATTTCTCCAAGAAACAGAACCACCTGTTTTTTCTCCTGTTTCATTTCCATAAATCACCTTACCTGTAGTAGGATCAATAAGTTTTTGTCCTTCAGAAACTACCACTGGTTTTTGTCCATCTGTTGTCATCGCTAAATCCTGTGCTTGTTTAAGTTTAATTTGCATTTCAGGTGTCATTTGATTACTTTTTAAAGCCATAAATTCTTCAGCTGTTAATGAAGGTAAAAAAGTTGGAGCTGTTTGTGTAAAGGAATTTATTAACATAGAGGCATATTCTGCATCTTGTTGTTGTTTTTCTACCATTTGTGTCATTGTTGATTCATAAATATCAGCAATTGGTCTTTTATAAAGGTCAGATTGTTGTGAATAAGCCTGACGCGCAGTTTCCGGATTTATAAGAGATACACCTTTTCCTGCATATTGATTTATAACATCAGATACTGATGGTTTATTTTTTTGATAAGCCCCGAAAGAAATCTGTTTTAAGACATCCTGAAAAGCCGAAAGCGACCCCGTTGGTAATTTACGAGATTCAGTTGATATTGTTTCGTTAGAATCTGTGGATAAAGTTCCTTCTAAAGAACGACCACTCACCACTCCTCTATCACTAATAGTAGTTCCTTCAGGGGCTTTCATTAGTTTTCCATAATTTGGATTAGGTTGTCCATTATCTAAATATTGTTTTAAATCTAATTCTCCAGCCATATTATTTTATATTTAATTGAGTTTGATTAAGTGTATTTACCCAGTTGGTTACAAATTCAGCTTTTTTCATATCCATTGTTCCTGTAAGTCCACCCAAAGGAGTTATACCAGATACGCCAGATTTATCTGAACCTAAAGTAGCTTCTCCTTGTCGCTGAATATTTGTTAAATTTTCTTTTTTTTGTCTTTCTAAATCAGAAACATTTTGTTGTAATGTTTTTGTATCTCTTTCTGTTCCTAATTGTAAATCTCTTACTGCTTTGTTATATTGTCTATTAGTGCTTTCTGCTAACCCTTGTTGTTCAGTTCTTAATTGGTCTTCTGCAGTAGCTCTCGGTGAAGAAAAAGCTAATCCACTTTCCGCAGCGTTTTGTTGTAAATTATAAAGATTATTTTTATAGGTTTTTAATTGATTGGCTAATTCTGATTGTTGCTCTAAGGATAAATATTCTCTATTAAAAGTTAAATCTTCTTGAAGTCCTTTTATTCTATCTTCAATTTGTTTACGATTACTTTCATAATCATTTTCAATTTTTCCAACAGCTCTTTGAATTTCATCCTGAGTAATACGAATTTGTTCTTTTATATATGGGTCAGCTATTTTAATTGCTTCGTCTAATGCTAATTGTGATTTTGCTTTTTCTTCTTCTGACGAGGCCTTCATTGAAGTATAAGCTAAACCAACCAAAGATTTTTGGTCTTCGGTTAAAGAATTATATGAAGTAGACTGCTTAACTTCTTCTGGTAAATTATCTGTAATTTGTGAAGTTTGTTGTGAAGTTTCTTGATTTTGTGAAGTTTCTTGTTTTTGAATTACTTGTTTATCACTTGGTAGATAAGATTTCCAAGATGAACCTAAACCATAATTAAAATTATCAATATCAGTTTGAGTAATTGGTGAACCACCTTTGATAGCGTCTAATCTGTTCTGTAATTGAGTTTTTTGTTTATCAGAAAGTCCACTCTTAAATTGTAAAGTAGAAGTAGTTTTGGTTGGTGTAGATGTTGATGTGTTTTGGGTCGGTGAAGAAGGACTGGAAGTTGTCCAACCTTTTTTCAGATAATTATTTTTTAATTCCTCAGGAACACTCATTGATGTTCCTTGTGGAGAATACATTGTAATCATATTTTTATTATTTTAAAATTATTCAGACATCCAAACATCCCACATATATAAATATAATCCACGAGATGCGTCATCTATTGGATCAACAATAACATCATAAATTCTATTTGCTCCCGATGTCCCTGACGGTAAATTAGTTGATATAGTGCCAATAGAAACTCCATCATAAATAAATTCTGCTCCTGAACCAGGTGTATATGAAATTTCTACCGAATGAGGATTTGTATCTACTGTATCTAATTGTAAAGTTGATTGAGATGTTCCATTTCCAACACTACCTCTAACATTTCCACCATAAATATAAATTCCAAAATGCCTATCAGTATTTGTAGTTGTTCCTGTTGTTCCTCCACCTATCGTTATCCAAACATATTGCCAATCAGTATGAGTTAATTCATAAGAAAAACGTAATTTCCAACTTTTATCCCAAGAAAAAGTATTAAAACTTTGTGTTACATCTTTATACATTTCAATATATTCTAAGCTGGTATCTATTGAATTTATAAATAATCCAACACCCCCAGTTGTAATAGTCCCACCATTTAAAACAGAAGAATATCCATCAATTCCTTCAAAAAGTGTAAACCATCTAAAATCATTTCTTTGAAAATTTCCTCTTATTCTTAATCCATTTGTTGGGTCATATTTAAAATATTTAGTTTCTTCCCCTGCCGCTATACCAAATAAACTTGAACTATAATCTAAAAATCCATTAAGATCCCCAACTCTAACTTTTTGCACATCTGAATCAACTACAGCTACACCTGTTTTATCAATAAATACTCCTGTGCCACTATCTTCAGCAGTTGGCGGAGTATCACCAAAAGCAATATAAGCATTACCTGTATTAGATAGAGTTACACCAGTTCCCGTAATAATTCCACTACCAATCGTCCATCCACTTGTTCCACCAATATAACCTGTATCAGCTACTATAACACCTTTAATATAAGCATTATCAGTATATAAACCCCATACATCTGTTGAAGAAAGCCCAACATCAGCGTCGATTATTCCTTTTAACCAACCAAAACGTCCGTGTAAAGTATAATCAGAATAAGTATTTGAATTTCTACCATAAATATCTATATAAGGACTATTTGCTGATGAACTATCAAGTAAAACAAAACCTGTTTTTGTTCCAGTTCCTACCCCCATTGAAACAACAGCTGTTCCTTTTTTCCAAACAGGATTATTATCAGCCGTATAGTTAGAAGCTAAATCACGAGTTACAGTATAAGTTGGAGCTGAACCAGCGTTAGTTATTAACATCCATTCATCATCAGAACCATCTTTAAGACGGATTACTTCATTAGCAGAAAAAGTCGTTTCACCTGTTATAATCACCGTAGAAACATCTAAAGCAGTCATATCACTTGCTAATACATCAGCACTTGAAACAAGCACTATTCCATTAACTGCTGAAATAGTATCTTTTTCAAAAACAGATGTTCTAATTATTCCTCTAACAGTTATATTTTGAAATTCAGCTGTTCCACTGTTAGAAATATTCCAACCAGACCCAAGCGGTCCAGAAACAAATGAGGTAGAACCAATTGATGTTTCGCCTAAAACACATCCACCTATTGTTCCTGATGTTGCGTCTATAACTCCTGCGGATGAAACTTTAAACGTATTTGAAAGTGATAATCCTGATGTGCCAAAATACATTGTATTTAAAGTATCATAAGCACCTGTTGATAAAGCTGTTGCTGACAATGTCCAACCAGCTATTGTTCCTGATTCAAATTTAGCTACACCTGCTGGAGTTATTGAAGCAGGAGCGTCAGCAAAAGCAACTGCTCCCCACCAAGTATTACCTGAAGCATCCACTTTAAACCAATCTGGTGAAGTTCCGATAGCGATTGTTCCGGCAACCAAATTACCGTGTATAGTAAAAGTATTAGCAGTTGTTACTGCCCAATCAGCACCATTTGTTGGAGTGCCAATAATCCATTTATATATATTATCTCTGTCTAATCCCATTAGAATACCAGCTTGACTATCTGAGAATGTTTTTTTGCCGTGTCCGAGTAATGACCCTAATTCACCAGATAATATAGTTTCAGAAGCCACTCCACTATTTATTGGATTATTTTGTGAATTAGAAACTGAAACCAAAGGCACAGTTGTGTCCTTCTCTAAATTTATTGGCTCAGTTAAAGAGTTTCCTTTACGAAGCCAACTATCAAATCCATTATCATATATAGACATACTAATAACCTGTTATGCTAACATTAGTTAATTCTAAACCTTGAAATCTGGTGCGGTTTTTACTTAATCCAACAGCTCTAAATTTAAAATAATTTCCTTTAATTCCTTCGTTAATAGCAAATTTTCCTATCTCTTTATCCAAAACTCCAAAATTATTCCATTGTTCATTATTAGCTTTATATTGAATAATCATTGAATAAGGATTACGACAATAAGCCAATACCATTTCACTTATTTCTTTAGGTAGTCCTTGAGAACCAAAATCAATATCGTGTGTTTCTATTTCAAAACCTATTTCAGTTCCATCATCATCGTAAGCGTCTTTATTTTCAATCCAAATTATTTTTCCCAAAGAAGTGCCAACAACTATTTTATCAGTGGTATCTGTATATCTGGCAAAAGCTCTTATTTCAAAAGGATACTTATAAACTACCCATTCTTTAGAAAGCATTGAATATCTAACTACTACATTATCATAAGTAGTTCCATTTACAACACAGGTTCCAAGAGAACCATATAAATAATCTTCATTGCCATAACAAGGCACAGCAAAAGTTGAAGTTCTACCTTCTATAAATTTTTGTATTTTACGAGAAATTTTAATTGGTTGTTCTCCACTGGTCAACCAAAAACCTTTTTCATTAAAAAAAGCTAAAGCTGAACCACAATTAACAATTGATTTTTGAGAACTACATCCGATATTAACTATCATATCAGCATCGGTTGACCGATTATTCCATCTATACATTGCGTGGTCTTTAAAAACAATCAATAAAGAAGACACTTCACCCAATCCAGTTATATTTTGTCCGTCTTCTGGATTAACAACTATTTCCCGATTATCCGAAGTCCAAGAAATTCTACCAGAAGAAGGCACTGATGAAATATAAAGTGTATCAGGATTAGCAGGAACTCCTGCAACAATTACTTGGTCTTTATAAACTTTTACAAATTTCCCAATCGGCATATTTGCTGTATCCCAAGATAAAGAAGTTCCCCAATTAAGTCCATCAGGTGAAGTTTCAGGTGTATTTACTCCATTAACTCTAACTACCTCATCTAAAAATGTCTCATATTCAACAGAAGCTGTGTTATTATCTCCTGTATTTACTTCGGAAAAAACAGAAGATGTATATCCATAAGTTGAACCATAAACTGACGCTAAAAGTTTTTCAGTTGTGCCTAAATCTCCTATAAACTGATAAAGTCCTAAAACAGGCTGAGTTGTAATTTGTGAACCAAGCATTAGACTACCTTTACGGACTACTGCCTCACCAATAACTTCGTCAACTATCATATTTATTATTAACTCTACAGAATTTTCCGGACATAAAGAATACTTAACCCCCTGGATTATTCCTTCACTAACATCACCAAAAATAAATTGTATAGGTAATTTAGTCATTTTAGTAAGTTATTTTATTTACACGAGGCTTTTGTTTAAATTTTTGACCGCCAATTTCTTTAGAAATCATATCTTTTAACATTGTATCAAAGAGTAAAAAATCACCGTCTTGTATATTAAGTTCACCTGAAGTATTATCCAATGACCTTAATTTCCATTTTAACCAATGAATATACAAAAGATAACGAGTTGGCTCTACTGCATCACCAGCAGTATCTACTTTTGTGCGAGATGTATAATAATCTAAGTATATATTATTATAATCGTAAGAACTACTGGGTAAAGGATAAACATAAAGTTTATTTTCAAATACAGTAAAATATTCAGGTTTGCTTTCTTTTTCGCCTACCCAAACATTAGAATCAACAGGAATGGTAATCGTAATTGAACCATCACCAGAAGCAGGAACATTTGTAAGTTCACCTGCCGTTGCTGAACGAGTAATATCTTCATATTCAATCGTATATTTTGTTCCAGATACATAAACACTAACTGAACCTTCATCAGCAAAATCATAAGAATTATCAATATATAAAATAGTATCGGTTGCCACAGCTTCCGTTGTTACCTGTGTGTGTATTGCTCCTCTAAGCAATTCTACCCATTCTCGTTTATCTAAATAAGTAAGATTTGTATCACTGCCCACTCTAACTCCCAAAATTGATTTAATTGAATTAGGGTCTTGTATATCGTCAGGTAAATTCCACTCATTTGAACCTAATACTGAATAACCTAAAACATAATCATAACTTTGTAAGTGTGACCAGTGCTTTAATTTAGAAGCAATGAATTCTGAACAATCATTTATTTCATTCATTAACCACTCATCAGTTATTAGTCCACCTTTTTTCTTTTTAGTTGAAGTTAAAGCTGATTCAATTATTGAACCAACTGTATTAGAAGTATACCCAGTTGTTTTTGCTACACTATCTGAATTATTACCAGTAATAGACCCACCAGATAAAGAATCATACGGTGTTACCCAATAATAGTTATATTCAGTTCCAGTATTTACATAAGTAGTATATGGAGCATTTACTTGAATATCTATTGTATCAATTAAATTAGTAGTAGCATAAGTGTCAGTTGATGTGCCATAAATTTTATATTGATTAAAAAGTATTTTTCTAATTTCCGTTCCAACTGAGTGTCCAAAAGTAGAAGCAGTTATAGTTAAAGAAGTTCCAGCTGATACTGCTCCATTTATTTTTTTTATTTCAGTTTTTTCTGCACCCAAAGAACCAATCTGAATAAGATTAGTATCTGCAAAACCCACATTATCAAGAACAGTAGCAGTTGTTTCAGCAACAGCTAAATCAGAAGCTAAATAAGTAAGTGGTTGAGTTGGTGTATCAAGATGAGCAATTTTTATCACTCTACCATTGACACTGATAATTCTCGGAATTTCATACATAAATTTTTATTTAATTTACTTATCCCTACTCCTATTAGAAGCAGGAGAAATAAACTATTTTCTTTTACCAAATAAATTTGTATTTGAGTTCAGCCATTTTGTAACCTCGCCAAACATAAGAGCTATAAACATAACTATTATTTCAGGTAGATTTAATTCAGGTATAATTTTACTTATCCAAGCAATTAAACCTAAAAGAAACACTACTAATGAACGCCACGCAAATGACTTTAATCTTTTAATAAGATTTTTTTTGTTTTCTTCTGTCATATAAATTAAATTAAGAATTAAATAATGTAGGTTTTATATCACCTATAATTTTATTTTTATCAATCTCAGGCACTCCGTTTTTACCCGCTGTTTTTATGTGTGCGTTTTTATAGTCGCCACCACAAAATGCTTTATACCAAGTTCCGCCTTCTATTTTTTCATCGTTAATTATTGTATCAGCTAAGCCGAAATATCCGTCTAATAATGGAATATAAAGATAAACAGCGGGAGAAGAACTTTCTTTTACAAGATATGGGTTCATACTCTTTTTTTTTACGCAATACAAAATAGTTGGATACCCTATTTTATAATCAGGAATTAAAGTTTTCTTAAATGGCTCATAAGAGTCAGTTATTTTATATCTACCTTCATCGTAGGCTACGGAGTGGTTGTATCTTATAATTCTACCTTGACCGATTAAACCATTCTCTAAGTATTCATAATTTCCATCTACACAGCCAATTATTGTTCCTCTTTTAGACGCTTCTCTAATCTGTTCATAAGTTCCATAAGATTTTAACCAATCTCTAACTACTGTTTCATAATTAAATTTAAACCATTCGTTAAATTTAAGAGCTTGTGTTTTCATTTCTTTTGTTGGTTCAACCCAAAAAGTTTTTTCAGTTAAATCTGGTGTAGAAGGTAAAAACTTATCACCTAATACACCGTTTTCACGGATATTATCCAAGGCTTTTTCATAAGAAGTCCCGACCCCTGACCTACGCATACCACCCATCCAAGCTGAAAACCTAACAGAGAAATTTATTTTTCCGAACTCATCTATACATCCAAGTTCAGTTAATATATGTAATATCTCAAGGTCAGTTTTTGCTTTCCAACCAAGCAAATCAGCAAGTTTATTTAGAATAGACTGATAAACACAAGTCCACGGGTCAATATAATTAGTGGCTTGTAATTCATCAGTAGGCTCATAATCATATACTCCTGTTTCGTTAATAATAGGATATTCAGGAAGATTACCGCCCATAAAAAGCCAGCTTTTTTCGTGTAGTGGTTGTTCTATGAAACCTCCGCCTTTATATTTTTTATTATCATACATACAATTCCAATTATAATTATTAAAATTAAATAAATTTGGGTTATTGTTAAATCATCAATATACTTCTTCTTAACCTCCTTTCTTCGCCACTGCTTGCGTAAAAGTTTTGAATATTTAATCATATATTTTAGATTAGGGAGGCTTTTACGACTGCCTCCCAAAGTCGTTAGCCAGTCGGCAATTCAAGTTGAGCAGGAACCTTGTCAGAAGGTATCCAACGACCAAGTCGTGTATTATGACAGTAAGAACAAGTGGCTAAATCCTTATTCTTGTAGAAGCTCAGCACAATTGTGTGGACACAGGGCAACCCTATACATACAGGACAGACAATTAGTGATTTGATTATTTCGTGTTTTTCTTTCATTTCATCCTCCTTTGTAAATTACCTATCTCTGCTCTAGTATACGGTTTTGCTACACGTGCCTTTCGGCTCTATGCGTCAATGACTTGACCGTGAGGAGGGAGGTGATAATTCCCCTCACCAAAGCAGAAAAAGATAATTTACTTCCAAATTAAAATCACTACTCCGCTTAAAAATGCAGATAAGACTATTACCACCGCTCCGTAAACTATTTTAGGCAAGTGGTGGTTTTTTAATCTCCATTCGGTATTTCTTTTTACATTGCCATTTGTTTTTATTGCGTGGGCTTCAAGTCTTTCGTGAGCTTCTTTATTCTCTAGTCTAAAATCAGCAAAAGTATTGTTAATTTCGTTTCTAAAATTATCTATCTCTCTAAGGATTAAATTTTCAGTATCATTTGACATATAATTTATTTATTGCTTGTTGTGTTTCTTTATCTGGTTTGCTTGTATAAGTGTCGTTAGAATAAATTAAAGACGAACCGATTAAGATTAAAGTTGCGATTAGTATAAATGTTGTTGTGTTTTTCATATTATAATACTTCTATTGCATAAACTGTTCCGCCATAATTATCAGTGCTACTCGCTATAAATGATAAATCATTTTTATTATATTGATAAATAATTCCTTCATCTCCAACAGCAAAAACATAATCATTATAAATTTTTATATCTCTTAAAGAATTATCCACAGCATCGCTTACATATAAAATAGTTTCCAAATCTGATTTTGCTACTTTTACTATTTGAACATTAGCAAGTAAATATGCATAATCATTATCTAAAACAAATTCAAGAATATAAGGATTAATTGTGCTGGATGCTACAAAACTTAAATCAGATTTATCATATTTATAAAATGCGTTAAGACTTCCACCACCATAAACATAATTATCATCTACTGCTAAACTATATATATCATAATCAAAATCATCACTTTCAACTACAAAAGATAAATCATTTTTATTAAACTTTTTAACTTTTTGATTTGTATAACCACCTATATAAACATAATCATCATCAACTACTAACGACCTAAGTGTTCCTCCATAGCCAGTGCTACTCGCCACAAAAGATAGGTCGGATTTATTTAATTTATAAATTTCTTGCACAGTATTTCCACCTATATAAATATAATCAGCATCTACATCACAAGCTCTTACTTTAGAAGTGTAATCAAATGTGCTTTGAGTGGTTAATGTTAGTTTATCATACTTAACCATATAATTATCATATCCCCCGAAATAAACATAATCATCATCAATAGCAGATGTTCTTATCATCTCTGTTTGACTATCACTTTGTAATAATTTATTAAGTTCTGAATCATATTTAAAAACTCTAAAAACAGTATTTCCGCCAATATATATAAAAGGCTGGTTATATATCCACACATCTTCATCATCATCACCTTCGCTAAACATTATTTGGTTGTAGACAAGAGGTTCGGGTTCTGGTTCGGTGTAAGTTATTTCAAGGTAGGGAATATTTGTTCCATTTTCTTTTGAATAAAATTTTGTAATATCACTTTCAGTTTCAGCATCTTTAAGAAGAAGATGAAGCTCATCCTCCCAATCGACTGAAATTGGATTTGAAGCCCCAGAACCCAACAAAACAAAGCCACACCAAGCTGCTCCACCTAATGGACAAGTATCTATAACAGTTCCGTTATAATCACCACCAGGAGTTGTCCAATTTGACCCTGACTTATATATATTCCATGTTGCCTCACCTTCTACCCAGTCAGTTCTTGATAATTGATGAATATTTTGAGCTATGTAATTTGAAAAAAATCTATAAGCATAGAGTGTTACTTTAGTGATTGAACCACTTCCAGATGGCACCGTAAAATGTATCAAACTTCTTTTTCTCTCATCAACCCCAGCTACATTTCCACCTGTTGCTATATAAGTTGAACTATCATAATTTGTATCTTTATTCTCTGCATCTAAGTATGTATCTTTATTATTCGTTGCTGTCGTATCCGTATCCCCAAAAAATTCTGATTGTTTAACTGCATATTCAACCCCATCTTCAGTATAATAATTATATTCAGTATTTATATCCTCTTGATAAACTCGCATTGTATATGTGCCATCTTCATTATCAATCGTAATCGTATTATCAGTTGTAGATTTTATTTTTTTACCTTTTGTAGTTATTTCATCCATTATCTTTTCTTTATTGGTTTTTTCTTTATTCCCAAATTTATCAGACTGAAAAAATAAAGTCGTGCCGATTAAAATTGACATTAAGAAAATAGTTCCGACTATTATTGAGTGTTTAGATGTATTTTTAAGGTCTGAAACCATATAAACCAAGATTAAGACTATCTATATTAGTTGTTGAGGCAGTAGTTGCTTCAATCACCAAAAAATTATTTACTGGAATTGTTGTTGGTATAATTGTTGTAATTGTCGGAGTAGTGGTCGCATAACAGTTATAAGTGCCGATTGTTGTTGAGGCAGCGTTCCCGCTTACATCAGCTGAATACCACACTTTATAGGTCAAGCCAGATTGAGCGTCAGATGACATTACACAAGACATTTCATTTACAATTCTCGGCGAAGCGAAATACTTATATTGATACAATGTTGAAGTGGCATTAGCAACACCCAAAGACCACAAAGTTGAAGTAGTATCAGATGATAAGAAAGTTAAACCATCAGAGTTCATTTTATAAGTAGAAGTGCCAGCTGGAGCGGATAACGAAGTTCCTGTTCCACCGTGAGCAATCCCAATAGCAGTTCCCTCCCATACACCAGTTGCGATTGTGCCAAGAATGGTAATTGAAGCTGAACCAGCTATTGGTGAATAAGTCGCTGTTGCGTCATCTATTGTCAGATAAGTAGCTGTTGAGGATGTTAAAGTAAGATAAGTTGTAGCTGCCACATTTGTTTGAAGAATATCAAAGGTTGAAGTATTTATCCAACCTCCTACACCATCACCGTCCGAAGCCCAAATTTGTCCACTATCCCCCGCGGAAGTTATAAAATAATCTTCATAAGTATTCAAAGCATAAGTGTTGCCAGCGTCTGTAATCGTTAAATAAGTAGCTGTTGAGGAGGCAGTTGTCAAATAAGTAGTTGAAGCGTCTGTTATTGTCAGATATGTAGCTGTTGAAGAAGTCAAAGTCAAGTAAGTTGTCCCAGCGGTTGCCACAGTCAGATAATCTGTTGCGGTTTCTACGGCCATTGTGCCTAATCCGACTATATCAGTATATTGTAGCCCCAAAGTGGATGTATTTGCCCAACCACCAGCTCCTGAACCGTCAGACATCCAAATTTGCCCAATAGTTCCTGCTGTGGATATGAAGTATTGAGATACATTTGTCCCATTGATTGATAAATTCTCAGAAATATCTAATTGTGTAATCGTTGAGGTTGCCAAAGTATTAGTGGCGGTAAAAGTATTTTCCGACGAAAGGTTGGCGTAAGAAGTGGACGCTGCCAACCATATTGGGTCAGTTTCATCAGCAACAAATCCTAAAGTATCGGTTGCCACCCAAGTAGCCAATTCACCATCGCCATTTGACATTAAAAGTTCCCCTGTTGAACCAAAAGCTAACGCTGCCAAAGCATCGGTATCATTATATTGTAATTGGTTAGTATCACCCGCAGCGGTAGCTGAAATAGCCAAGGTTGAGGTATTTATCCATTCTCCTCTACCTGAGCCGTCCGAAGCCCATAATTGACCACTATCACCAGCCCCGTTTATAAAATACTGACCATAATCAACACCCAACATTCTTATTGTGCCAGTAGTGTCAATATCACCTGTTGCAGAAAATTGATATGAAGGGGTAGTAGTGCCAATCCCCACATTCCCATCCTCATCAATCACCAACGCATTTGGCGTGTTAGAAGCATTAAACGCAAATCCTCCATAACCACTACCTAATACAGAATCGGTTTGATTATGAGCAAGAGATAAATATTGAGTAGTTTTGGTTGCATCAGATGATTGTAAAAATATAGTCGGGTTAGTCTGCGATGAACGACCAAAATTAACACCACCTGTTATGTCAGCATATTCCATAAAGATTATACTTCTAGCAGTATTGTCCAATCCCCAAATAGTAGTATTATTAACAGAATCCCATTCTAATGATGAAAAAGCGGAACTACCTAAAGTAAATTTCGCATCAGTAAGCATAGAATAAGAACCAGTAACCCAGACTCCAGCATTAAATTGAGCTAAACTATCAAAATAAGTATTCCCATTCACCTCCATCCTTCCACTCACAAACAAATCATCATTAGTCGGGGTTGATAATCTATTTTGCGTCCCCGCATCACCAATCTGGGTTATTCCCGAACCATTTGGTAAAATTTGTAAAGTAGTGCTGGCATTAGTCGTGATTTGAGCTGTAGAAGATGATAAGGTTAACACTCCGTTGACATCAAGAATGGAGAGAGGACTACTCGTCCCAATCCCCAATCTCTTATTCGTATCATCCCAAAATAAATTATCATTATCTTCGGTTAATTTTCCTGATGAAGAAGCGAATGATATTGAACCAGCGGTGAAAGTTTGAATTGGTTCATAAGTTGATATTGCATTTAAAATAGTTAAATATTCAGTTGATGAAGCAATCCAAAAAGGGTCAGACTCGGCAGAAACATAATCAAGGGATGAAGAATTTATATAATCCCATTTATTATTTGCATTTCCGATTAAAATTTGTCCTTCTTCAGGCTTTGTAGAAGTAGAAGTTCCACCTTGAACGATTGATAAAACAGAAGCTCCTATTGGTTCAGTTCCTTGTGTTGGTTCAGTTCCTTGTGTTGGTTCGTGCATATTTTTAATTACATAAATACCAACACTGGCGAGAACAATTACACCAATCACGATTAAACTTATAAATAATTTTTTCATATTATTCCAAATAGCTATTAGTTAAAATATCGTCCTCTGACGGAGCATTTGTCATTGTAATTTGAAGACTTGATTTTGTATAATCTTCACCTTCTGTAAGTTTTTGTCCATTCCAACAAATAATTCCAATAGCATGAGTAGCGGTAAAAACTTTATTAGTCTCGTTTTTAGTCCCTATCAGAGCTTCGTCTTTTAATTCCTGTATTGAAGAACCTTGTGAATTTACCAAATCAAGATTTCCGGTAATAGGATTAAATTTAAAAGGCATATTAAGTTTTAATTACTGATAATAAAATTGATTTAGCGGTATTTTGATAAGTAACAGTCACAGTTGCAACCGTAGTTCCACTGGCTTTATATGTATAAACCTCTACTTTATCAGATGGATAGGTAGCATAAATACTATCATAAGCTACATCAATAAAGCCTGATTTTGCTGATATTTCCGCTAAATAAGTAATAATCTCTACTTGTTGCTCATAAGTAGCCGGATTTATTTGAACTTTTAATGAGTTTTTTATCCCGATTGGGTCAAGAACTCCGACTGTTTTAGCCATATTATAATTTATTTAATGAATAAGTCATTATTCTTAATTCACCTTTAATTTCTTCACTTTCAGGTATTTTTACTATAATTTCTTTCATTTTCTCTAATAAATAGTTAATTTCTTTAGTTCGGTCATTAGCTAACTTCATTAACCGTGTATTATATTCTTTTTCGTTTTTTACTTCTTCTTTTTCTTTATTTATGTCAGCTAAGATACTTTCTTTACTGTTTTTAATAGTTTCTAATTCTTTTTGAATGTCAGAAATTTCTTTTTTTAAATCAGAAAGAGAAATACGATAATCGTTTATTGTTTGTGATTGAGTTTTTTTCATTTCTTCTCGTTTTTCTTCTAATAAAGCAATATCGTTAAGTAAATCTATTCTTTTTTTATCAATCAATTCTTTTTCTTCTTTTTTATTATTTAATTCTTTTTGAGAAATTGAGATTGAACTACTAAGAACATCACGAGTTTCTTCTAAATGAGTAATTTCAATTTTTAATTTAGATATTTCCATATTTAATTTAACTTCCTCATTACTTAAAGACTTAATATCACCCTCTATTTTTGATTTTTCTTTAATACTTTTATCTAAATCTTGATTTTCATCTATTTTTTGTTCTTTTTCTTCAACTAATTTAGTAATTTCTGCTTCAATAATTTTAACTTCTTTATTTTTTTGTTGGCGAATTTTTTCAAGATTATCAATATAACCAGAAACTACTTCTCCTCTGACTTTTTGTTCTTCTGTTATTTTTTCTCGCTTGAATATAGACATATTATTTCTCAAATATTATATTAACTCCATCACCTGAAGAAGTGGCATCCATCCATATTTGGTTTAAATTTTTAATATACAATTCAACAGCTTGTCCATTATCTAAGACATAATTAGAAAAATATGAAGTATTAGTATTTATAGCTTTAGCCGAAGTATCAGCTAAAGTAATTGAACCATCATTATCATCATTAGCTTTAACTACCGCTTTAATACCATCAGGGATTTTAATACCTCTTTTAGACAAGATTGTCACAGTTTCACCAGCGATTTCAGTTGTTAAATAACCCATTAAAGTAATAGTAATTGTTCCAGCAGTTACAGTTTTAATTTCTGCTTCTACATTATTTGAAGCTGAACCTGTAATTAAAATTATATCTCCTATTTTAAATCCATTTACTAAAAACTGTGAATCAGAGTCAGTAATTGTATCATAAGTAGCGGCAGTCGGTGGAGTTCCACTATTATCATTAAAAGCAATCGTTGTTGCTGTATAACTTGGTGAAAGAATTTCAGGAGTTCCAGAAGCAGTTACCACTTTTTTAATTGTTTCTATTGTGTTTAAATTTGTCATTCTCATATATTTATATTTAACCCTTTATCCTCTCTCCCTCTTTGAGTTGTGAGACCAGAGAGGGAGAAGGAAAAGGTTTTTATTAACCTAAGTTTTGTGCTGTTACATACCAGCTTGTGCCGTCACAAACAAGAGTTACCGTGTCGTGAATAGCGTCCATTACAGCATAAGTAGTTGCCATAGCACTACCTGCTTCACCAATTGTTTCAGAGGCATTAGCGTCTAAAGTAATCGCATTAGCATCAGCATCAGTCTTAATGAAAGTATACCAACCACCAGCCCCGACAGTTGCTGCCGCAGGTAAAGTAATTGAATAAGCTCCACCAGCTGAGGTGCAGAATACTACTTGACCTTCTGCATCACCCCATACGAGTGTGGCAGTAGTAGTCACAGGAGAACCTGCATTGGTTTCATAAGTCAAGTTTTGAATAACCGTGCTACCTGTGCCATTTATAGCCAAAGTAATATCGCCATTAGTGCCGTCAGTTATGGTAATTGTAGAAGAATCAGTCCCTCCGTTGGTTTCCAAAATTAAATTTTGCGTTCCATTGGAAGTAACTATCGCCGCTCCGGCAGAATCACCGACAGCGATACCATTGATAGCCGCGCCTGCGGTATCATCCCAACCAACCGTCAATCCCAAGGTAACTGTTCCAGCTCGGTCAACTAAGAAATTAATTGAAGCATCTGGATCGGCAGCAGTTACATCTTGAGCAATAACATCAATTCTGGCATAAGTTTCAGCAGCGTCGGTATCATCTTCAGCAGTAAATAATATTCTTCCAATTACATCATTATCTGCTGCAGAATCAGCTGTTTGATCCAACTTTAACACCGCACCAACAGCACCAGTTGCAGTTGAATTTAATTCAAGCAAACCACCAGCTGAAGCTCCAGAACCAGTAACTTGTAATCCAGCGGCGGTTGAAGAACCAGCATTGATAAATACAGCCACAGGATTATTAGTCATTGTTGAAGCTGAATAATCAAAATCAACTAAATAAGAAGTTGCGGCAGCAGGTGTGCTTGCTCCAGAGGCTACTCTTAAAAGAGAACCACCGGCAGCGGTAGCACCTGTTGATACTACTTCTAGACAGGCTTTATTATTAGCTTTTACACCAGAACCAGTGATTAAAACATCAGAAACAGTTGTTGAAGCAGACACAATATTAAGAGCTTTTGCTCCCACACCAACTGAAGTAATTTTAACTGCGTCACCAGTAGGAGCAGCAGTTCCACCATCAGCTGTCAAAACTTCAATACCAACAGTCGTATCCGTGCAAGTTCCATCAGTATCTGTTGAAGTAACCATTACTTTCAAGGCTGAACCAGCAGCCGTTAAAGTTTTACCACTTCCATTTACAATATTTGAACGACTAATCAACAAAGTGTCATAATCTAATGTAGCAGTATTAGTTCCAGTCACTGATGAAGTTATAGAACATAGATTACCAGTCTTAGGTGTTGATGAAAAATCACCATTCATAGTATTAGCAATTTTCAACATTTCACCCGCAGCAAAAGTTTCAGCTGTTTGTGCTAAATAAACCAAATCACCAGTTGTTTGAGCTGTTGAAGTAATACTTACTACATCAGCAGTTGTTGCTCCACTATTAGCAATAACTAATGAACTAACATTTCCTTTAGTGGTAATTGTTGTTAAACCATACTCACCAACATTAAATACCCCAGCAAAATTTGCTGCATCATCTTGTCCAAAACAACGTAGATAATAACCACCAGCTAAAGAAGTTTCATCTAAAGAAAGTTCTAATAAAGTTCCTGTTGATAATAATTCACCGTGAATTAAAACTACACCAGTATCCGCTGCCTCGCCAAGAGTAGTAGCGGAATCATTTGTTACCGATAAAGAAGCTGCAGCATCATCATCAACAATTGTAAGTGAACCATCAGCTATTGATAAGTCACCTTTTGTTAAGGTTAAAACCGTTGTGGTTTCATTTCCAGCAATTACTACTGCACCATAACGAGCAACAGAAAATACATTTGATGCACCATTATAGCAATTAAGATAACCACCCGCGGTTCCAAAGGATGCTTCATTATCAGAATCAATAGTCACTGCCATACCTTCCGCTAAATCATTTGCGGTAATATAGATTGCTCCACCAGTAGTTCCAGCAGTAGTAATATTTAAAGCAAATGTAGCAGTATCATCTTCAGCGATAGTTAATTGACCTGCAGTAATTAACATATCACCAGCTGTAAGTGTTAATACATCCGTATCAGCTGAACCTGTAATTGTTACCGAAGCAACACAAGTTAAAGCTGGAGTAATCGTTACAGCACCTGTTGATGTTTCACCAATTCCAATAGTGCCAGTTCCTGTAGCGTCAAGAGATAAATTAGCAGCTGCAACAATTGTATCACAACCAGTAATTCCAACAAAAACCGCTGCGCCTGCCGCACTAATAGACCAAGTAGCACTTGTGCCGGAAATATCAGCACCTGTGCTTGAATTAGTAATCTGAATAGCTGCGCCAGTTCCAGCACCTGTTACCGTTAAAACATCATTCGTAGCGTGCGTTCCATTTAAAGCAAGTGTGCTTCCATCAATGGTCAGGGTTGTATCAGAAGCATACAAACCATCCCAAGAAGATATTCCACCACCCGCACCTGTTAAAAGGTTATAGGTAGTTGAGCCGTCGTCAAATTTAAGCACTCCCCCATCCACATAAAGGTAATAATAACCAGAAGCGGTTGTTGGTGCTGTATTGACAGAGGCAAATTCTAAAACAGCATCGTGTGTCTTATCTCTTGAACGAAGATAGAGACCTGGAATAGAAGATACTGTTTTGCCATTTCTTGTAGGCATACATTTATTCTAAGCTCTCCTGATTATCCGAAGGGTCGGAATCAGGCAATTTAGAGTTTTTAATTAAAGAGATAATTTCTAACCGTTTAGCTTCCTCGGGGAATGCTACCCCTAATTCATTAGCCAGAGTTTTTATCTCCTCTTTTGTCATTGAACGGATGAGTTTAAAATCAAGCATATCTTTTGTAGCTAATTCATCCTCTGCTTCCTCTTTGGTTAAAATTCCTTTACGAACTAAATCTACAGGAATACCAAGAGTATAGAGAGCATATTCTTCTTCAGGACTCCAAGATACACCGATTGCTTTAGCTCTTCCTTTAGAGACTAACATTCCCCAATTTATCATATAGTTATAGATTATTTTTTTAGCTTCCTGCGCCAGTTGACCCCCAAATAAAAGGAGCATAACCTAAGCCCAAAGCATAATAGAAATCAATGGAATAATTCCAATTCTTATCCTTATAGCCCTGTTCAGGAGCATCCAACGAAGGTCTTTCTGCAAACAAAGCTTTAAGAGTTTCACCGACTTTTTTACTATCATACATAAACCAATATGCAGATGTATCAGTTCCATCAGAACGTGTTTCCAATTTTTCCCAAACTTTAACTTTAAGTTTTCCTCTTAAATACACATTTGTATCATTGTCAAACCCACCTGGTAATTTATCTGTGAAAACAATTCGCAAAGCTTCATCTTCTAAAGAAGGTGAAACAAGTAAAGTGTCAAAAATTACAGGACGAGAATGACCTGTAGGGTCTTTATGAATTCTACCTCTTTTAATTGTAGCGGCAACCGCTTCACGAGTTAAAGCAGGATTTTCCGTTCCATAATAAATTAAGTTACGGAAAAGGTTAGAATTTATGTTATTGGAGTGAGAAGCAGAAAATAAACACACTGCATCTGGTCCAGTTGCTGAAGTTCCAGCAACTCCATACACATTAGTATAAGAAGAAGCAGAAAAACCATACAATAACACATCAGCCATTGATTGGTCTACTTTGTAAAAAGCGTCATCTACAGCAGAACGAACAACTGAGTCAATTTGATCATAAAGGTCAAATTTTCTCATTTTTTTGGTTACACTGACAATACCACCATAATATTGTTGTGTCCAAGTAGCGGTGTCACCTTCAACAACAGTTGAAGCAGGCAAATCCTGTCCTTCAGCTACTGCTTTAATGACATCCATACCGTGTAAAACAAGGTAATCGTAGGTTAAACGATTAGTATCCTTAACTTTAAAGACTTTATTACCAACCATTTCAGCAGTATTCGTTGAGGCTACCTCATTGAATATCTCCTGTAAATCGTCGGTTAAAGCACTAAAATCACTTGATAAAATTGCCATATATTAAGTATTAGGAGCACCATAAACAAAATATCCTTCCACTTTTGTTGAAACTTCAACAGTTCCAACACCTTTTTCAATAAAGAAAAGGTCATCATCAGAAGCATCAGGATTAAGAGTTGAAGCAGATGCTAAATCGACGGCAGTCAAAACATCAGTTTGTGACCAAGCAGCATCACAGTCAGCTTCAAATCTTGAACAACCAGCAGTAGAAACACATAATACTAACTGCCCTGAAGCGGTAGTAGTTACGGTTTCCATAGCGATGAAGGGAACATCTACATTACCACCTGCCGAAGCATTAGTAATAAGACCGTTGCCGTCATCCACTACAGCATTACCTTTTGTAAAAGTAACACCATTAGCGGCAGCAACGAGCATAAATTTTCCTTCATAATTCGCAATAGGTCTAAAAGCCATATCGTTAATTTAATTATTTATACCAATCTTCCATACTTGAAGACTTTTTAATAAAGTTTCCACCAGACTTTTTTTTAATAGTTTTGGTATCACCAACATTTGTCGTCTTTGAGGATGGAATATTTGTCGTAGTTTTTGTTGTGTTTTTGATACCTTTATCATCTTTCCACATATGCACAGCCATTTTTAATGATTTAATAATAGAATTATAATCACTTTTATCCATACTTCGTGGAATATATGAAATAATTTCATTATAATTTGTATCATCAACTAATTCAGGAATATAATCAGCATTTTTAGGGTCTATAGAATTTCGTAAAGCTTTTTTTTCAGCTTGTTTTTCTAACACCCCTAATACCACAGACTCATTTAGCTCAACCTCTTCGTGCTTTTCACTTCCAAGGTTTCGCTTCTTAGCTTTGGCAGCTAACATTCCATTTTTATAGTTTTCTTTTTCCTCTTCAGCTTTCGCTAATTTGGCTTTAAGAGTTTCTACATCATCCTCAGCTTCGTTTATAGAGGTGTCTTCCTCAGCTTCGGTGTTTTTTCCCGATTGACCATCATCGGTAGAGGTGTCTTCCTCTTCTTTTAAGTCTTCTGCGATTTCCTCTTCAGAATGTTCTGCAGATTTTGTTTTTTCAAGCATATTTTTAAAACTTTTTTTACAAGGTTTGTTCGCCTTGATATGAATAAAAGCAGTCCAATGGTGGACTGCTTACAGGCTGTTAAATAAGAACCCACGACGGAAACTTATTTAGCGAGCCTGCAGGCAAACCGCCAAATGTCGTGGGTTTTAAATTATTATTTTCTTCTATTAACTCTTTTTTGAGTTTTCGGCAAAACTTTTTCCGGTAAATTTTTTATACTTTTTGTTAATAATGCAAATTCTTTAGCTATCTTAGGATGTTTAGCAAACATAAATCTTGATTGAGCTTTACTTTTAAATGGCATACTATTTTTTCTTAATTAACCGAGATGATAAAGCATTCATATATCTAAGTTCAGCCATTCTTCCACAATTCATCCAATACTCCTGTTGTGTTATACCTGCTACTTGTCCCTCTTGAATATGTCTTTTCCGCATTGTGTAATAATGGACATATCCTTTACTCTCATCAGATAAACTCATTAACCACTCTTCCATCAATTTAATATTTACTTTATCCACTATTTTAGGTGAAAATGAGGCAGATAATTTCATTAGTTGTCTTAAAATAAAGTATCTCATATTTTTGGTAATTCACCCATTTGAGGTGTATCAGGTTTATTTAAATTAGGCATTCCATCAATTCCCACCTCAGGTTGTTGAGGTTGAGCGTTATATTTTTCCGGACTATCACCATACATTTCCATATAATTCTCAAAAAATTTCTCTTCATTAGCCATAAATCTTTGAGGAAATAATTTTGCAGCACCCATAATCTTTTCTGTAGTTTCAGCCATTTTTAGAGATTTTGTCTTTTGAAATAAATTATCAGTCATTATTCTTACACCATAGTCATATCCATCTAAAAAAGTAGATGTCATTTGAATTATTTCTGTCGGTTGTCCAGACATATTCATTTTTTCTTCTTCTACAGATAAACTATATGGTCGTTTTAGTTGAGTTTGGTCTTTAACAATTTGAATTTCCATTTGTCCTTGTTTTCCATTTGATAAATCAGCCGAAGGTAATCTAAAAGCTTTATAATATTCTTCAATTATTTTATTTCCGTCATCACCAATTACTTCAAGAATACGGGGCTGTCCATAATTCATTAAAATATTTATTATTCTAATACGATATTTCTGTAGCCAGAAATCTTTTAACATTGTATAAAAAAGACCTTTTAATTCTTCGGCTCTTTCGTTGGCTATCACTATCTCTCTGGCAGTGCTTCCTGAACCACTTGCTCCGCTCTGAACGTGGTCAGTTGAATCACTATCCATTCCTTTTTGTATTTGGCTAAGCATTTCTACCTCAGCATTATTTACTCCATCAATAGGCATTGGAAGAACTTGCGAAATATCTTCAACATAAATCTTAGTATCCCCGTCCACCCATTCATCTTCAAGATCAAAATTATCTCTATTAACTCGTCCAATTAACATAGGTTTATTAAGTGAACGGTAAGTCTTATCCACCAGAGAATTTATAAAAGCATTCTCTACATCTTGCTCCGCCATTAGGATATTTACTAAAGAATTTCCCCAAAAAAACTTAGAATTTGCAAATGGCTCAAATATAGCTTTACTGAATGGGTATCTTTTTTTTGTCTTCCCCCATAACATTGGAGCATCCAAAAATTTCACTCCGTTCATTATAATCCTATAAGTGTCAGAACTTTTTTCATAATATCTAATTACTTCATATGGTTTTCCTTGTTTTTTAGTTCTTTCTTGCCATTTTTTTAAAAAAAACGTTTTTGTTTCTTCATCATTAAAATGATGTGAACCATCTTTAACATATTTAAAATTAACGAAATCTCCGAATTGATATTCTGCGTTGGTCTCATCAAGATAATCTATCCAAGCTATACGCACCTGGTCTTGAATATTAGGAACATAAATATCCCAAACAAAGAATGATGTTAAAGGAATATTGACACTTACCGCTTCATCTTGAACATAGGCTTCAATTTCCTCAAATGACACTTCCCCAGTCGCTGGGTCATAATTAGTAATTCGTTTTATTTTATTTTTAATTCTTATATAATCATCTAATTCAATCTTAGTTCCTTGAATAGCTGTATCCCAACCAGCGAAAAACATATCTATTTCAGGATTTTTTTCACCCTCGGTAAACGAACTTTCGGTCAAAAGTTTGACAAATTCAGCTCTTACCACTGACTGTTGATTCTTAATATTAGTAGCTATTATAGCAATCTCTGGTGGTTGTTTAGCGATACCAGCAATTAACGCTTTTACTTTATTTCTTGTTGTTGGCGTAAAAACATTAGCTTCCCAATCTTCTTTGCCTTGCGAAGCTCTTGACGGAACATACGAATTTGCTCTTTTCTGATTATCGTCTAAAAATTGTTTCAAAGTGCGGTCTTTTCCTTCCCCGTTTTGATTAAATTCAGCATAACCTTTCTGACAAGTTTCAATCATTATTTCTAAATTATCATAGGTTTGTGCTATGATTTTTAAATCTTTATCTGAAGGATTATATTTAATCGCGGGTTTATTTTTTTCATTTAACACATTTTTACATAATTATTTTGTTTTTGTTTTAATCGCATTTTTTCATTGAATATTGGTTTTTTTCCAATTTGATGAACTTTCGCTATGCCATTAAATCCATATCTTATAGCGTCTAATGGATTACTCCATTCGTGAATTGTATCATCTGGAACTTGAATACTTTTTCCTGTTCTTTTATCTTTTGCCCATAAATAATTTCGGTAGGCTTTTATAGTTTTTAAACTTCGTTTTGTGATACTTATTTTTTGATCTTGAATTACTTGAATACCTTGTAGAATACTACCTTGTCCCTTAGTGGCTCCAATTATTCTTATTCCATAAGAACTTAATTCATCAATGCTCTTTGGCTCAGCACTATCAGCTATAACTAATGTTTTTGGCTCAGGTAAATTTTTAATAAAATCCGCTATACTTTTATTGCTTAATTCTTTTTCATATAATTGTTCATCAATTATGTATCCTCCGTTATATTCATAAATATCTTCAATCACAGTTGGGTCAACAGAATATCCAAAATCTAATCCTCTACGCCACAATCTTGCCTCAAAAGGTATTTTATCAATCTCTTGCCAATTAGTATATATTCTACCCTCAGCTACTCCTAATTGACCTAATCCATAGACTGTCCACCATAACTTATTATCTTTTCGGCTTTCAATACTATCAATAATTCTTTTATCAAGAACTTCTAAACAATCAAGATAAGTCAAAGTTAAGAAATCGTGGTCAACTCGGTCTTTAATTTCGGTGTAATACCAAAACTCTACACTTGGGTTCCAATCCAGCCATATCACCTCTTTCGTTCTAACTTCTAATTGGTCGTAAATCTCATAAGGAATGTTATTAGCCTCATTTATGAAAAGAACATCTCTCCTTGGGCCGTGTGCTTTACCTAACTTATCAATAGACACAAACTTTATAATACTTCCAGTTTCAAAACTATATATGTGATTACTCTCGTTCCATAGTTCATCTTTCCAATATCCTCTATCCAGCATAATCATCTTAAAATCTCTCATTGCTCCGTCCTTCAAATGAGGATAAGACTCAGACATTATATCAATCTTCTTTCCTTTCGCACTTTGTGCATAATCAATTAACCAAACCAATATAGATATTGTCTTACTGGCAGAAGTTCCACCAGCTACACATCTAATTCTCTTCCTCAGCTGAAATATCTTCCTCGTTGCTCTGCTGTCCTGAAATTGAAATATCGCTTTTCCCTGCATATATTGGGGTTATTTGTTTTCCGTCTGACTTAATGTCTAAATTCTTTGCCAACTTAATTACATAATCTAAATACATCTCAATACTTTTTTCTTTCCCTGCTTTTGCGTTTTCTATTAAAACTTTGAGAATTTCAGGAACTTCTCTTTTTGCTATATTAAGCGACAACTCTAAAATTCTTTTTTGATTTTCCGGCTTGGAACAATGATAATAATAATTAGCAACTGACATACCATTCCTTTTGGCAAAAACTTCTACTGTTTCATTTCTTAATGGTTGAGGAACTGACTCTCTTTCAATCATTTCATCTATCCAGTTTTTTTTAATACTATCAACATTTTCAATTCCTGTTGAGGTTTGTTCTTCGGTTTGATCGTCTATCATATATTTTTTAGTTCTTTATTATTTAAAAATTCTGAACCTTTGCGAATTATATAATTTTTCAAAGTGTCGGCGATTATTATTCCCTCTTGGAACTTTACACCTTTATCATTTAATATTTTAAATAATTCTTCAGCGATTTTTATTGTTCGTTCTTTTAATTTCTTTTCATTCATTTCTTTAAATTGAGTTTCTATCTCAAAAGTATTCATACTACTCCTCTACTCCCAAAGCATCGGCGACTTCTAACATTGCTAATTTATTTGTGTAAAATTGAACAGAATATTTACTAAACACTTCTTGTAATTTTGTAAATTTATCTTCGGATAAATTTGCTTCAATTTCTTTTACTTCTTCTTCTTTAATCGTTTTAAATTCTTTGGCAAGTTTTTCTTTTACTTCGGCTTGATATTTTACATTTTCTTCATCAGCGAATTTCTTTTTTTCTTCTTCGGTCATTTCTTTGCTTTTTTCTGCAAAAACTACTTGATAAGGTTTAATTAAAGCCATTTGTTTTGCGTTTAATTCAATCATCTGGTCTGTGTAATTTTTACAACTTTCTTGTAAATCTTTTACAATTCCAGCACAAAGACGAATGTCTTTTAAATTTGCCAAATCTTTTGGCGAAATAGCATCAACAACTGTTGATAATTCATACATCCTTTGGGATGTTAATTTGAATTTCTTCATAGGTTTTTTTTATTTCCGCTTAATTGCGGTTTTTATTATTTTTAAAATTATACTATCCGTTAATGAAATATAATTGTATTCGGCATTTTTTACATCGCCATTGATTATCAAGCGGTTTCTTACATACAGGGTAATGCGTATATTCAATAGCTACATTGGACTGGGTCTTGTCCTTGTTTTACTATTACTTCGGTTTTTTTATATTTCCGCATATTTTTTACATTCCCGATTTCTATCAAAAAAAATAGCGAATTAAAAAACCGCTATTAAAAAGTTATGTTGTAATTGTAATTTTCCCATACTTTTTTTTAAAAATAAGTTTTACCTTAATTGTTTTATATTATTCACCTCCTTTCTGTCAAAGAAGATTAAATTAACCATCAGCACTGAGTAAAATAAACAAATTCTTATTGAAAAAACCAATATAAAATGTTACTAGACACCCCATTCTTTAAACAGACGTTCATTGAATTGGGTTGTTTTTGCCTAGCAACCCGCATTACGGGTGGCTAGTAACATTTTAGATTGGTTTTAATTGTAACGAACGTTTGTTTAAATTTGTTTAAAATAAATAGAGTAAACACCGTAAGTATTATAGCAGGTTTTTAAATACTTGTCAATAAGGCTAAAAACTAATAATCACAGTGTTAATCCACTGACACTATAAGACCTTTTTTTAATTAAAATCGCTTAAATCGCCGTTTTTAAAGAAATAGCTTAACCAAGCTAAAAAACAACCTTTTTACTCACTTTTTTTAGGTAAAAATAAAGTTTTAAAATAAAATAAAAATTTCATTTTTTGTAATTTTATATCATACCAAACTGGTATGCTGTGGATAAGTTTTTCTTTTTGGCTAATCTTAGCCAACACAGTGTTAGTCCATTAACATGTTAATCTATTGACACTATGAGCAGAAAATGGTATAATATATATATAGAAAAAAGAGGACTAACCTCTACGAGATAATCACTTATCTCACACCCTCATTAATTATCCCGACGAGGGAGGGAACACAAAAAAAGTATGAAAACAGGAAAACAATTAGGCTTAACCTTGGCAGAATGTCAAGAACTAATGCAAGGCAATGTATATCAATATCGCAAGGCGGGTGAAGATATATATAATAACGGATACTATACACGTGGTCGCACTATGAATTCCAGACCACACGACGGCGGACATCGTGGCAATGTAGATATTTACATAATTAACGAAAATAAAGAAATAACCACATTATGCTATGATACTACTGCTCATCGTAGCAATGTAATTCTATCCGCGTTTTTATCAAATAAATTAAAAAATATAAATTATACTATTATTGGCAACTATATCACTAATGGATATTCTACCAGATTAGGATTATTCTTCTCATATTCAGAGAAACAAATTGAAAAAATGGAAAAAATATCTAACTCTCACACCGATTATATAGGTCAAGAGACAAACAACAGCTCACGAGACCACTATAACAGAATGACAATGAGATAAAAATATGAAAAAAATCAAACCTCCAATTCAACCCTTATTGAGCAAAAGAGTCCTTTCTCCATATTTTCCTTTCAATCCTACCACCTCCAATAATTCAAGAAAATTTATTTAAATCAATTTTTTGTAAAATTAAATTTCTTTACAAAAAAATAATAATTAAAAATAATCTCTCCACTCTGCCGATGACTTCTCGTCGGCAGGAATGGGAAGATATAAGAATACTGATGTGGTATCATACCCACCTCTCGTGTCGCCAGCTCGCTCCTCGTCTTGTTCTCAAGATTGTATGGTATAACCAAGAGCTGGTCTGCTTCCCAGTGTTTCAATAATAAGAAACTGACTAACCCGAACGACACAACAGGTCTATCATAACGATAGATGAGACAATAGATAGATAGTTCGGTTAGTTGGTTCACTACCTTAATTAACTTAAATATAAAGTATGAAAAATTACATTTCATTGAATGGAAAGAAAATTGAACTTTCCGAAGAAACAGTAAAAAATTTAACTGAAAATTTAGAAGTAAAAGAAACAAATTCAGATGATATTTCTTTGGATTATAAACTGATATCAGAAATTAACTGGGAAAAAAAAGAAAAAGTTTTAATTAAAGACAAACCAAGTAAAAAAATATTCTTTAATCAATCTTTTGCTGATGGTAGCGAGTTTGGAAAAAGTTGTGTTTTTATAAAATGTAAATTTGAAAGAGGTTGTAAATTTGGAAGTTATTGTGAATTTGGAAGTTTTTGTAATTTTGGAAGTAATTGTAATTTTGGAGGTGATTGTGAATTTGGAAGTTTTTGTAATTTTGGAAGTAATTGTAATTTTGGAGGTGATTGTGAATTTGGAAGTTTTTGTGAATTTGGAAGTGGTTGTGAATTTGGAAGTGGTTGTGAATTTGGAATTTTTTGTGAATTTGGAAGTGGTTGTATTAAAAATATGCCCTATTGGGATGAAAAAGGGAAACATAATTAAAATATAAATATGAAAATTACTAAATATCAAACTCGCTCTCAATGTGAATATGAAACTTATTTGTTAATTATATTCGGTTGGGTCGGATTATTTGTCGGATTTTATTTAAAATTTGTTGTTTAAAATTTAAAATTAGCAATAGAAGACCCTTCCCTTCTATATAGGGTTTTAGTAAAAAGTTTAACAAGCAATATTCTATCCACAATCATAGTAGCTGATAAAGATGAAGGTTGAAGGGGGCTCTACAATCCTTGCGGACGGTCTCCTACGGTAGAGCACTTTGTCATCGTCCACCTTTCAGCTGGTAGCCAGTTATTTTTCTTAGAGAAGAAAGGAAACTTACTAATAAAACCTAATTGCTCTTTGTGTATTTCTCTGACCCGTGATAGTAGCTCTCGTTGTGGAAGCAATCCCCCACCTACGGCTTGCTTCACGGGTCTGACAAGTTTATAAATTAAAATACCCGACTTTCAATAGTTTAATCTTGCAATGTAATACTTCGCAACATAACTATCTACTAATCGGGTATCTCTGTCTAAATACGTTTCCTGTTTTAAAAATGTTACGAAGTATTACTTTTTAAGTATATCACAAACTAAAATAAGTGTCAAATAAAAAACTGTGGATAACCTATGCTTTTAACAAAATCAAAAATTAAAAATGAGTCTTTATTACTCTCCACCAAAGGAGAGCCGACTTCTAATCCCTTAACTATCCGCAGAATTATTAAGTTTATCGGGTATGAAGAAATTACAGGCAAAGACGGAAAGAAACGACACTTTGTATCTATGAGGGCTATCCGTAAGTGGAATAAAGAACAATTACGAAGTAAGAATTTTAGAGAGTTTTGTAAAAAATTTAAAATATGAATAGACAAAAACGCTGGTTAGAAAGGGGTTATACCCAAGAACAAATTGATAATCATTTAAAATATGAAAGATTTAAAGCACAACAAATAAGAGAACGCAAAAAGAAAAACAATGAAAAAAATAAAGAGCTAATTACTCAAATTAAGAAAGACCTAATAGGAAATATATTTAACACAGGAAACATAAAAGTAAAAATATTATCTATTAGTCCATCTGTTGATGGAGTGGGGTTTTGGTGTAAAATGAATAAAACTTTTAAAGACGATAGCAGTGGCGATTTTAGACAATTTTATTATTTTGAAGATTATAATAAAAAAGAATTTATTAAGTTATTAAGATATTAATATGAAATTTAATATAATTTTAGACAAAGAAATAATTGAAGTGGAATTTGATAAAAAGTTTTCTGATAATGTAGAACACTTTGAGTTTAATAGCAACAAAGGTATAATCAGTGAAACAGGTTATCGGTCTTTTTTTATGCCGATTGATTATAAAACAAAAAACCCACGAAAAATTGCAAAAGAAATTGCTGTAATTTTACAGAAAGAAACCGCCGAGATTATGAGGAAAATAAACAGAAAACGAAAATAAAACCCTCTTATAACTTAAACCATAGCTATGAAATTTAAAAATTTAGACAATTATAAAGTTGGGGAATGTTTAACTGTTGCTAATGGAAAAATATCAAAAAAAACTGCTAAAAAAATTAAAATAATAAATAAAATAGAAACAAATATTAGTAATAAAATGTTTAATTTTAAAAATAATACAATTACACTAAAAGATAAACAAGTAATGTTTGAACTTATTGGTTTTTTAAATATGATACATTATTCAAAAATGTCTTTTGAAGAAATAAAATATCACTTGGACAAAAACAATCTTCTTTATATGTAAAAATATGACCTACGGAGAATTTAAAAAAGAGTGTTTAACTAATAATTTCGCAAGATATTTATTACAGCTTTGGGCTGAAAGAAAAATAGCCTTATATCCGGCGATTGAATTATATGAGAAAATAAAAAATAAAACAAAGACCTGATATAGTCAAGTCTTTGCGGATAGTCTTCCCGAATTAACTCGGGCAGGTATAACCATAATACCATATTTTTTTAAAAGTTGCTAAAATTGGCAGTGTATGGAATATTAAACAATATTTTAGAGGAGGTCGTCTGTTAATATTCTCTATTCCAAAATTATGTTTTAATGTTGTTTTTAACAGTGATTCAATCCCATTTGTGATATGTTTTAAAACTTCGCTCTTAGTCGAATAAACTTCTACCCACCCTGTTTCATAACAAATACCGACATATTCATTATGTCTTTTATAGATTAAAATTCTAAATTGTCCTTTTTCTAACGTATTTTTCATAATTTAATAATAATTTAGATATTTAATCGTGCCACTGTGATGAAAATGGTAAACATAGTGTTTTTCCAAAACATCGTGTACTTAGCACTTAAGGGTTCGAATCCCGTCAGTGGCACAATTAAGTATCCAAATCGTCTGTTATTTATAGCATTTTTAGCACTAAATTTGTTTTAACCGCATACTCATAGCTAATTGAGAAACCCCAAAAATACCGGATAAAATCAGTGCGTCATCTTTGGTCAAAGCATATTCTTTCATAACTTTGCGGAGCATTTTTTTAGGCATCAATAAATTAGCCGCGAAAACATTAGCTTCTTTGAAAGCATTAGCTTCTTTTAATTATTATATACAATTTTACAAAAACTGTCAAGAGTTATCCACAGTTTTTATTTGACAGGGGTTTAGAAATTTGATATACTTAAATTAAATTAAAAAATATTATGCCTAAATTACTACACATAGCAATCAATTATAGGGAAAGGACTGGCACGACAGCAATGTCGTCCCCTGCCGTAGTAAGCAGAGGCAAGTCCCTTCCCGATAATTGATTTTTTGTTATGTATAATAAAATTTAGTTATGACAAACCCTCAAAAAGAAAATGGTTATATTAAATTAGCGAACGAAATCGTTGACCACTTATGTTATTACCGATTATCAGGTCAAGAACACCAAATATTATTGACAATATTGCGTAAAACCTATGGCTGGAATAAAAAAAAAGACGCAATATCATTATCACAGTTTTTTGGCTTAACTAAAATGAAAAAACCGTCTATTATAAAAAATATAGAAGAATTACAAAATTTATTAAACGATTATTTAGAAATGTATGGAACAAGTAAAACCAATAATTAAACGTTCAATAGAAAAAAATTAGGATTAAAAATATTTAAGTGTCCGATGTGTGGTGAAGATAAAGCTTTCTTTACTTTTGATTATGAACGCAAAATTTGGTTATGGCGATGTTCTTTTTGTTTATCAGAAGGAGAAAGAAGATTATTAAATAAATTAAGAAATAATTAACTTAAAATCAAATGAAAAAAACAATTTATCTAATCAGTCCAGAAATAGATTACAAAACCTTTAAAAAATTACACGATAAGTTTGTAATTGAAACTGGATTACAACCTGACGAAATGGAAAAAATACTCTGGGAAATGTTAAGAGATAAACAAATATACTGTTGGTTCTCTAATGATTGTCCAAATGATATGGTGATAGGTTTTGAAATTCCGAAAGGGAAAATAACTATCTTGAGTAGCCCTGTGGATAAGTCCCCTTGACAAAATTTTGTAAAGGGCGTATAATAAAATTATAAAATAATAACTTTACTATGCCAGTAGGAATATATAAACACAAACCTTTATCAGAGGAAACAAAAAGAAAAATCAGTGCTTCATTAAAAAGAAGATACAGCAATAAAAAAATGTCAAAAAAATGTAAGATAAAAATGAGTAAAGCTAAAATAACTCACGGATTATCCAAAACAAGATTTTATCACATAAATAAAGCAATGATACAAAGATGTGAAAATCAATTTCACACAGCATATAAAAATTATGGAGGTCGTGGAATAAAGGTTTGTAAGCGTTGGTATAAATTTAAAAACTTCCGAGATGATATGTTTGAAAGCTATCAAAAACATTGTAAAGAATTTGGAGAAAAAAATACAAGCATTGATAGAATTGATAATAATGGAAATTATTGTAAGTCTAACTGTCGGTGGGCTACTATGAAAGAACAAGCAAATAATAAAAGAAAAAGAAAACCAAAAACATTTTATTATAAATATAATAATAAAATAATTGATTTAAAAAGTTTTTGTCAAAAAAATAACTTAAACTTTGAAAAAACAAAAAAATACCTTAAATATGATTTTACTTTAGATGAGATTGTTAAAAAAATACCAAATTTATATGTTAATATTTATCTAAAACAAAAAATAAAAATTTGGAATAGTTTCTCAAAAGATTGTTTATCTAAAAGAGAAAAAGAAATTGGAGTATTAAGATTTGAAAAAAATAAAACTTTACAGCAAGTATCAAATATTTATGGAATTTCAAGACAAAGAGTTAACCAAATAGAAAATAATTTACTTGAAAAAATAATCTAATTAAATCAAATGAATAAAGAACAAAAATTAAAAACAATCACTTTCGGTGAATTAAAAAAGACTAAAATAAAAATGCCGATTAAGTGTTTAAAAGATTTATTCAGAAGATACGAAAATAAAGATTTCGTAGAAATAAATCTAAAAGATATTATAAATAAAATATAATTCGTTAAATAATAAGAAGGTCTGCTAACTATGAGACGGGGGACGCCCACAACTCACCAGACGGCAGTTAAAGGAAAACTGGGAGGAAATGAACGCCTTATAATTAAATAAATATGAAACTAAAAGAACTCCTTAAACAAATACTGGAATGCCAAAAAAATATTTTACAGACACAAAATATAAGCACACAACTTTTAGAACACTATCTACCACAGATTAATAAAAATGTAAATATAGAAGAAGTTGCTTATCAAATACAAAAAGAAACTTATGAACTGGCACAAGATGGAAAAGAGTTAAAAAAAATAAGAGAGATATTAATTTAATCTTAAAAAATATAAATCGTATGAATGAAGAAAATTTACAAATATGTCAAGAGGATAGAGAATATCAAGCCTCTGACCCACGAGAAGTTTTTGAAGAACAGGATGATTATGACCGCTACCGAGACGCTGAAGATTTAACTAATTTTGAAAATATATGAAAACTTATGGAATGGCAAGAAAAATAAATCTGGGAAAATTTGGACTTCAATATGAGTCGTTAGATTTAATGATTGAAGGTTGCTCTTCTTTTGAAGAAGCGGAAAAAGAAATCAATGAGGAAAGAATAAAAATTGAAAACGGATTTAAAGAAGCTAAAAAACCAAAACCCGAAGAAGAACCATTTATAACTCCCAAAGAAAAAAAACAAAGAACTGCCGAACAAATTGTCGCTGATAATAAATCAATAGCATCACCAATACCAACTAAAAAAGCCTAACGCCACCACTGGCATAATGGCAATATAATTTAAAAATATGGAAATTAAAGTTAATAAACAAATAGGAGGAGCAACTGTTCAATTTGGAATAGATGAAAAAGATGATGATGTCGCCTTATCTCTTGTTGCATTTTTAACCGAACCTGATTTTTGTTTCTTATGTAAAGAAACAAAATTAAAATGGGAGGTAAACAAAGCTAAAACAGACACAGGAAACTTTACTTATATCAAACGAAGATGTCTTAATCCTAACTGCAGGGCAACATCCACTATGGGCAAATATAAAGACGGAGGCTACTTCTGGAAAAACTGGGAAATATACCAAAAAAATGCCCCTGTGAATATTCAAAACACGAATACTCCCATAACTGATGAAAACGGAGAGACAATCCCGTTTTAGAATGCCAAAAAAGGAAGACGGATTTTGATTTAAGGGGGGTTTAGAGTTTTTGTGCTAAATAGTTCGTCTGGGACATTCCTTACCCCTCAAATCAAAATCCATAGAAATTTAATATAGTTTTAATATCAATTATGACAAAATTACCAAATCGGACTGAAATTGCCAAAAATCAACAGCCGAATTTACGAAAAAGAGCAGTTTACAAAACAAGTAAATATATAATTGTAAAAGAGAATTTAAAAAAACCTTTAAATTATGAAATTTATCCTGCTATTAAAGTTTTAGAAAAAGCAGGTAAAATAAAAAACGGTAAAATAATAATATAAAGATGTTCAGCCAAATTAAAAATCAATGTGCGGTATGTGGAAGAGATGGACAACATCAACATCACTTATTTCCTCGTTCTACACATAAAAATCTTATAGATGAACCACGAAATTTAATTTGGTTATGTTCAGATTGTCATACCAAAGCACACTCCCAAAGCACATTTTTGATAGCTTTACAAGAGATATTTTATAACTGGAAACCGAAAAATCTTGAATTATACCTAAGAGCCGAAGCCACCATAGAGAGTTTATTAAGCGGTCAAGATATTGAATTTTTTACTCCTGCGATGATTTCTGCTTATCTGAACTTGGCGACCGCTCAATATTCTCGTCTTTCAGAACAAATGACTAAATTAGAAAAAAACCGACCATTATTCTTTTTAAATAATCATAAAGACGAAGATGGAAAAAAAGTGCCAGTTAATCAAGTAGAGTATATGTATCAAGCAACCTTTGACGGACAAAAAATGATAGAATTTTCCCGAAAATTAAAATCGCTGGAAAAGTTGATGTCTTCACTTAAAAACAATATTCAGAGATATAAAATAGATTATTCAAACCAAAAATACTAATATGCGAGAAAGCCTTATCCAAAAACAATGTATTGAATATTTAAACTTGAAAAGAATATTTAATTACCGGCAAAATACCGGAGCATATAAAACCGAAAGAGGAGGGTTTGTGAAATATGGAACTGCTGGAAGTCCTGATATAGTCGCAGTTATCAAAGGTCAATATGTAGGGATAGAAATTAAAAATGAGAAAGGAAAACAAAATGCCAACCAAAAAGCCTTTCAAAAAGCATTAGAAAAAGCTGGCGGGAAATATTTATTAATTAGAAGTCTAGAAGAGTTAATTTTACAAATATGAAAATCACTAAGGAGGTCAAAAAATTCATTAAAATAAACCGCTGGATATTCTCAATTAAAGTCTGGCGACTGCTTTGGGCAGGATATAGATTTCAAAAAAATAGAAAAAATAATCTTAAAAAATATATAATATGAAACTAAAAAAACTCACAAAAAATTTCACTTATGTAAATTCGCACATCACAGAAAAAACCTTTCCTACACAAGAAATAAGAGGTGAATTAAAAGTATTTCATTTTGATAGAGAAATTACAAGTAAAGAAATTATTGAAGAAATGAAAAAAGAAGGCTATGAGCCAGCTAACATATATGAGTTGATAGAATATTCTAAAAACGAATGGAATAAAAGAGATTATGTAGTAGCATTAGGGTCTCCTTGGTTATATCCTGGTATTGGTCGTCTTGTGTCCTACATCTATGATGATAATTTTTATCGCAGCAGTCTTGACCTCGACAAGTTTGCTGGCGATTGGTGTGAGGATTATCGTTTCCTCGCCGTCCGTAAGAAAAGTAAATCTATTGAAGACGATTTAATTCAGGTAAGAGATGAATTAATTCAAATAAGAGACTTTTTAATTCATGTAAACAAAGATTTAAGTGATTTAAGTAAAAAATTATAAGCAATTATAAGCAAGGCTGTTTATTGGCTAAAATAAGCTAATAAAAAACAGAGAGAATACATAATATTATTATATGAAAAAAATCGCTGAAAAGTTTGGTGTAAAAGTTGAAAATTTAAGAATAATTAAATAATCTTTAATAATTAAATAATAAATATATGGAAAACATAAAAGAAGAAACAATCAAAAAAATACTGAAATTAAAAGAGGCATTAACATTAATGGATGTAGATACAAAAAATATTGTCTTTATGTCAGAACCAATACACCCAATAGCTTACGGAATGGAAAAGAGTGTTATTTTTACAGAGATAGCAGGGGTTAAAGTCGTAAACATTATTGGAACATAAATAAAGTTAATTAAAATAATTAAATAAATATGAATAAACTTATACCAACTCCTTGCCGAAAATGTGGTGGGGAAACAACCATTAAATGGGAAAAACTTAAAAATGGAGATTATATTCCTGCTAATGGAGAATTTTTAAATAAAAGATGTTTGAGATGTGGATTTTCTGAACTAATAGCCGATTTAGAAACCCAAAACAAACAAGAGCAAGACGATTAAATTTTAGCATTAATTCAAGCAAAAGACTATTAAAATAAAAAATTATAAGCAATTATAAGCAAGGCTGTTTATTGGCTAAAATAAGCCAATAAAAAACAGGTAGAATACATAAATTTATTATATGAATATGGAAATTAAAATAAAAAAATGCGATATATCTAACAACCACCTTCATTTTCGCAAAGAATACAAAAAAGTCTACAAAGGAATTTTACTTGATGAAATTTTAGAACAAGGTAATCCTTGGATGGAAGACTTTATTGAAAAATGCCTTGAAGCACAAAAAAAAGAATTTATAACTCATAAAAGATGTATGATATGTGGTGAATTAGACAGTAGCGAAAAAGGTTTTTGTGAAGAGTGTTTAAAAAAACACGGAGTTAAATTAGGAGAATTAAAATAATTAAATATGAATTTTTTTCAATGATTGGTATATGTTGGATTTTTTCTAAGGCAGTTAAAATAGGAAGTTATTTTAATAATCAATCAATAAGAAGAGAATTTAAAGAGATTAAAAGAACAACATCAACAAGTTCTGGAATAAATAAAAATGAAAATTGGATTTATTATGAAGTATAAATTAAATAAATAAACATATGAAAAAATACGGATTTTTAGACCCTCGTCCATTAGATGAGGAAGAAGAACAATTTTTAAAATGTGAGGATTGCGGTTTGGAGTATGATAATAAAGAAACTCCCGAGGATTATGAAAGCATAGAAGAAACAGGAAAATGTTTAGATTGTAATAATTAAAATAATAAATAATCTTTAATAAATAAATAATATGGAAAATAAATATAAAAAACTCAATAAGAATGGAGAAATTAAAGTATATATATCAATAAATGCAGACGGAAGTATTTGGGGTGATAATGAAAAAAGAGGCGGAGAGCCTATTATGCCAGCAATCTTTTATACAAAAGACGTCGCAGAGTGCTTAGGTGGAAAAAATGAGGGTAGAAAAATTAAAAGATGTGTTATCAAAATAATCTAACCTAGCTTATATTCTGGGTATAGTATAGAAGAGTTTAATAATTAAATAATTAAATAATATGGAAGAAATAAACTATTATTGTGATATATGTAAAAAAAAGGTTGCTTATAATTATGTTATCGTTAAAATTTTTATAGGAGATAGTAGAGAATGGAAAGAAGGAGGGGCTTATAACTATCAAAATAATTACAACATTTTAGTATGTGATAATTGTATTGGAAGTGATATTTCAAGATGTAATGGTAGCCACGGAGGATTAGAAATAGTAGATAGAGGAATAAATCTATTAAAAAATTTAAAAATAATTAAATAATAAATATATGGAAAAAAACATACAAGAATTATTAGAAATAGAAAAAAAAATATTAGAATTAAATTTTAAAAAATCTAAACTTAAACATTTAATATCTTTAGAACAAGCAAAAGAATTTAAAAAATTAAAAATGAACATAACAAAAGATAGATTAAAGTTAAGAGCAGAAGAATTAAAAAAATTAAAAAAAAGTGGAAAATCTGTTAATGAAATAAGTAATCTTTTAGGATTAACGAGACAGAGAGTATACCAAATATTAGGAGAATTAAAATAATCGTATTTAAATGGTGTAAATATAAATAGAGACTTTACATATGACTCCCCCACAACAATTTAATCAACTTAGTCATCCATATACCAAAAGGTAAATTAGTAGGAGTCAACAACCAACTAAATTATTGATTATCTAATGAAGATAAATCTAAATGTGGGCGGGGTCATATGTAAAGTCTTTTATAAGAAACTTAATTTATTTAACTAAAATTTTATGGAAAACCGATTTATGGTTTTAGACAGCTTAGGAAATCCTATTGCCCGCAGAGGTGATGAAGTAAACCCGTATTTGTGGGACGAAGTAGACAAAGCGATTGATTTTATGAAAGAAGAATTAAAAAACCAAGACTGCGTGTTTATCGCAGAAGTTAGAATATTACAAAAAATGTGTAATGGTAAATAAAATGTTGGTAGTAGAAAAAGAAAAAATAATGTCAGATATAGAAAATATATTAGCTTTTATATTTTGGTGTGTAATTTTTATATGGTGGGGAACTGCAATTATTAAGTATATTCTTGATAGCCAAAACGATTGGTATCCCGAAGCAGTCGCTGTAAGAATTACCGAACCTACTTTTGAC